TCACCAGGTAAACTATTGGGAAATCTCAATACCTGTACGAGGAAGCAAGGAACGAAGTTTGCTAGAATTTTGCCCTGAATGTGGGCAAGAGGAAATTGAGCAAAAAGAAAAAGAACTGGTAAAGGAGTTTAAAGATAGGCAAGAATATTTTAAAACCTATGATGTCTTAATGCGTGAAAGTATGATCCCGAACGAGTTAAAAGGTGCAACGTTCGATAATTTTATTGTTAACACAACAGAAGAACGGCAACTATTAGACTTTGCCAAGGGACAAGTTAAAAAGTACCTAAATGGTATGACAGGTAATACTTTAATAAGTGGAAGTACAGGTATAGGGAAAAGTCATTTATCTCTTGCAATGGCAAAAGAAATAAATGAGAGCTTCAAAGAAAAGAATGAGCCTAAGAGTGTTTTATTTGTAAGTCTAACTGAAATTATAAAACAAATAAAAGAAGGTTGGCAGTATGGTAAAAATGCTAGTTTAACGGAACATGAAGCAGTTAAAAAACTAATCAATGTAGATTTTCTAATCATTGACGACCTGGGAGCGAAAAATGGCACAATCAGTCCTAAGAGTGACTGGGAACAGGATTTTCTATTTGATATTATCAATAATCGAGAAACTACAATTTTTAACACAAACCTAGATAGCAGTGAACTAAGAACGGTTTACAATGCTAGAAATTCAAGTAGAATCTTGAAGGGATTAGAAGGTAATGCTTTTAAGGCTTTCACTATTAAAGACAAACGATACACAATAAACAAATTTAAAGGAGAGATAGTTTCATGAATGTGGACGGAATGGGATTTGCAACAGAAAAAGGGTTTGTTGTTTATGAAAAATGTGGTATAATTGAAATAGAAAAAGTTCCAAAATTTGGAGAAATTACTTTATTCTATTCAGATGGGAAGTTTACCCATCTATGTAAGAAAGAAACAAAAAAATAAAGTCTATTGAGAACAACTCAGGGACATACCGAAAGCAAGTAGTGCTAGTGGTATGTCCCTTTTTGTTTGCTTTGAAAGGGGGTGAGTATTATGACAGGAGATACTTCTTTAGGGTATGTTGTAGCAGATAAATTTTCTATGGATCCAAAGAAAAGACAACAAATATTTGCAAAGTGCAAAAAAGATGATGAAAACTTAGAAAAACGGAAAAAAGAAATACTAGAAAAATATGCTAACAAACAAGACAAATCAAGATCTAGAAAAAATGATTCTAAAAGCTCGAAGAATCATAAAAGAAAAGCTAAGAGCGAAGAATTTTAGAAAAAATTACAAACAAAAATCAGACATAAAAAGATAAAAGGAGAAAAACATGACAAATAAATTATCTAAACAAAAGGAAGAATTAGAAACATATATCCGAAGTACAGGCTATAACACTAGAGGGATGGACGTAGAAAATAATCATGTACTCATTGAAAAACCAATTCTTGATAGTTACGAAGAGGAACATCAACGTAAAGAGTTGGTTGATCTAGTAAATATTATTGAGACTCGCACCCGTGGTGGGAAGTATGAAGTGAACGACTTTGAATCTGACTTATTACAAGAAAGCAACGTGGAACAGATTCAAAATGAAATTAAAAAGAAAACTATTAGCGTTGATTACTTAGTTAAATCATTTAGTGGGAAACTTGAGTTTTCACAAGAACAATTAGAAGATGGGCAATATAATTTGACAGATTTTCTTGGGAAAAAAATCATTAAATTAAAACGAAAAACACGTAATAGAGAAATCGGGAAAATCCTTCAAACTGCAACAACTCAAACTGCTACAAGTATAGATGATTTGAAATCAATTGTTTCTTTAATCAATCCAGAACGTATTGTATCTATGGTTGTCAGTCAATCATTATTTAATGTTTTAGAAAAAATGAAGGATACTTCAGGGAATTATCTTCTTAAAGTTGATAAAGAGACAGGAACAAGCGAAACCTTCTTTGTAGATAATTTTTTAATTGTAGATGATACGACATTAGGGAATAAAGGTGATAAAAAAGCATTTATCGGAGATTTAGAAAACTTTGTTACATTATTTGACCGTAAGAAAGATACCCTTAGTTGGATGACTTCGGAGGACGTTTTTGGAAAGAGATTGATTTTACATACTCGATTTGATGTTAAAAAAGTGGAATCAGATTGTGGCTACATTGCTGAATGGAATTAGGAGAAAAAATGGATAAAGAGAAAGTGTTTTCACTACTAGAAGATCTGAATGAAAAAAACAATAAACTCAAAGAATTAAGAGAAAAAATAGAGAAAGAAAGAAAAAATGTCATAGTAAAAGAAGAAATTTCTTTTGATAATATCGATGATTTTGTATCTAATAACTCTGCAAACATAGCTCAACTTGAAAAAATGGGAGAAGCTATGAAGTTATTGCAAGAAAAATATGATAGTGCTTTTTCTGAAGCTAAATCAATTATTTTTGGATATATTTTCAAAGAAACCAAGCGCAGAGTAGAGGAAAAGAAAATCTATAAACGTTACCAGAAAAAACTTAGACAGATTCTAACTGCTTATGATGAGATTCAAAATTTGAAAAAAGAAGTTGAAGAGATAAACGATAATGTAGTAAAAGAATTAAGTCAGAAGTATCCTTTATCGCTATATCGAACTGAAGTATACCCACACACTATTTTACCTTTCTTCATTCCAGATTATAAGGGAGATTTAGAATTTAAAAATGACTATCGTAAAGCTAAAGAGTATCTAGAAAATAATTGATTGTTTAAACAAGGCTAATAATATTCTGAATGATTAAAAGATGTATTACTAGCCTTTGTTTTTTCACTTTACTATAGTTTCACATAATAGAGTAACCATAAACTGAGAAAAAACAATAGCTTAAAAGCTATATGTATTAAGGGGTTATAGAATAGTGTGAGTTTCACAGAATGTAAGATATGAGAAACTGGAGTATAAATTAGAGGGGAATCCCTTTGAATTGTAGAATTGCAAGTTAAGAAAAATATAAATTTTAAGTGGAGGTACTTAGTTATGTATGAGCTAAGTAAGAAAGACCTGGACGGTATTGATATTGAGTTAGAACGATATAGAACGCTTGATAATAAGATATATCTTAGAAGACAGGAGTTGATACATAATAAGAAATATAGCGACGCTGAGTATATCAGAGGTCAAGGAAAGAAAGTGTCAAGTCCTACTGAAGCAACAATCATTAGAATTGAAGGAGACCAAACACTTAGATATTTAGAAGGCTTTAAACTAGTAGTAGAAACTTTGATGGAAAATTTGATTGAGAGTGATCTAATAATTTTTAAAATGAGATTCTTAAAAGCTGGTGTGACCTGGGAAGAAGTTGCAGAGGAATTAAATAAGCCTGCTCGTTATGTATATGGTCGAAGAAAGGTAATTGCTAAAAGATTTGTAGAACTGAAAGGATATTGAGCCCCCCACCTTTTAAAAAATCATTTTGGCCAGTTGGGTACCGGTGAAGGGAGCTTTTTCCAAGCCGGAGCACTTCAGACAAAAAGGGGGTAAAAAATATGTGGTTTAGAGAAATATTTTTATTTTTGAAAAAAGTTATACGAAGCTTTAATCTGATTATGATGTATGAAATTTTTTCACTTGGCAAAATTAAAAAAACAATTGACATTTAACATTAAATATTTTACAATCGGATTAAGCTACTAATATTAATTGAGTTTAAATTCTTTACACAGAAGACTACACAGAAGACTACACAGAAGACTACACAGAAACCTACACAGAAACCTACACAGAAACCTACACAGAAACCTACACAGAAAAAACAAATAATATTAAGTAATGAATTTAGAATTCATAATTTTTTAATAGTAGCTTCAAAAAAATAATATAATCTGTGAGGTTAAATTATGACATATTTTATATGTATACTTATACTGGTTTTACTAATTTTTGCTTTTTTGTTCTTTTTAATGGGTATCCCTTTGCAGTTGTCTATTGCATTGATTGCTTTATTTTTTATTTTCGGTTTGGGAATCATTGCTATAGTATACTTTCAAGTAATTATTCAAGTAATTATTCAAATGATTAAAGATAAAATAAACCGTTAACCAATATTTAAACCTCAGAATTCATCTGAGGTTTTTCTTTTTCGAATAATAAAGTAGGGGGAAGAAAAATGAACATTTTAAATATTGAACTTACAAGAATTGAAGAAACTAAATTAGGTTTTGAACATTGGGCAAACGTGACTTATAGTATACCGATACTAGAGAATGAATACACAGTTAAGTTATTGCTCCTATTGGATTTTAAAGTAGAGGATAAAGACTTACTAGATTACCTGGTATCAACCTGGAAGTATCGGGATTTAGTGCTTCATTCGGTACAAATGCATGAAATGGAGAAAAATAGTATGAAGTTTATTTAATGATTAAACCCTTTAAGAATTTTAGTGAATCAAAAGTTAAATTTTTAAAATAGAAATATATTTACAATCCAGTAAATAAGACGGATTATTTTGTGCTATAAATAATAATCGTCACAACATATAGTACTTGACATATATGATATAATGGTTATAGAAGTATTATATTTTCGTTGGGAGATGAAGTGAATGTGCTAGCTTTTCATGGTACAGGTTTGAGCAATTATGAAAATATTGTAAAAACGAAAAGTTTTTCTTTTAAAAGAAGAGATGATCATTGGCTAGGGAACGGAGTGTATTTCTTTGTTGATGATTTTGAACGGGCAAAAAGATGGGCAGAGGGGAATCGTCCTGACAGAAATACTACACCAGTAGTTATTGAAACTGAATTTGAATTCGAACAAGGCGAGCTTTTAGATTTAGATAAAACCGATGGTTTAAATAAATTAGACGAGTTTGCTCGAAATTTCAAAACCGAATTGCAAAGGAATCGTGTTTTAATTAATAATATTGATGATCATAAGTTCCATTGTAAGCTATTGGATGCATTTGTTTACAGAAATAAAAAATACAAAGCAGTTTGTAGAACAATGAAGTCATCAGGAAATCCCATAATAGGAGCTTCTGCGTTTGTTCCTCTTGCAAAACAATTAAATATTGTCGAAGCTAGTATAATAAATATTTGTGAATTAAAGTTACATAGTGTGTAACTAAAAAGTGAGGTGATACTATGTTTGAGAATAAAGAAGATTTATTTGACTTATTGGATTTTTTGCAACTTGATTATGAAATAGACTCGCCAACTCCTGGAATAAGAAGCAGAACAGGTGAATTTATATCCTATGATAATTTAAAAACACCTTCAGAATACTTTGAGGAACTATCATATCAGGCGTACAGTATAAACTTAATTTCAAAAGTTGAAAATGAAAACAAAACAGTTACAAAATATCATCCGACTTTGAGAGCAGAAAAAATTAACAAAGAGATTTGTTCGTCAAATTTTAGAATGGAGTTTGCAGCATGAGTACTTATGGTAGTGACTTACAATTAAGGGGAGTGAGAGTTGAAAGACTTATCTATCATATAAATAACCATTTTGAAGATTTGGACAATATTGAAAATGTTGATATTTCCATAATTCCAACTCCTAAAATTAGTAGAGAAAATAAAGGTTGTGGATTGTTAGAACTTGAAGTTACTTTGTTTGATGAAGATTATCTAGAGAAAAAAAATCCACTGTATTTAAAAATTAAACTTGTTGGTATTTTTGAAGATACCAATTATACTCCTGAAGGAGAAGACGTCTTTGTTAAGTATCTTCCTAATGCAATAAGCATGTTGTATTCTTATGCAAGAGCTCATATTGCTTCATTGACAGGGATGTTCGGTATTGATGTTATTCAAATTCCAACAGTAAATATCTTAAAATTATTAGATGATGTTAATCACGAAAAGGACTAGCACTGAAAATCAATGCTAGTCCCTTTTTTATAAAAGTTCGAATACTCTATAATAGTTTCCTATTTAAATAGAAATAAAAAAGCACGTTTTACCGTGCTAGTTTCTTGCCTGCTGAACTCATTTAATAAGTAGAGTTTTATGTTCAGTAATTTGTGGAGTAAGGAAGAAACTCCAAAACATTTAAAAGAAAAGTGAAAAACCTCAACACCTCTATTATCAAGGATTAAGAAGTAATAAAGATACTTGCTGAATACTTAAAAAAGCGATACAACAAAATGCTTTAAGATAAGATTCTATATTGTAAGAAGCCTACAACAGTGGGCTTTTTGCTTTGTAAAAAACAAAAAATAAGAAAA